TTAATTACTGACTTTATCTTTCAGGTTTTCAGCACCTTCTTTGGTGCTGTTCCAGGCTTTCTCAGAACCCTGCTTGGTTTTATCCCAGGCCTTTTCTGAGCCTTCTTTAGTTTTGTTCCAGGCTTTTTTCGAGCCTTCGCTGACCTTGCTGCTGGTGGTATCGCTTTCGCCTTTGGCAGCATGCTCAGACTTCTGCTTCAGCTCTTCACCGCGGTGCTCAGCCTTGTGCAGCTTCTCTTTCGCCGTGTCGGCGCCTTCGTGAGCCTGCTGGACGGTTTCATCTGTTGCGTGCGTCATCGTGTTGGCAGCAAATACCGGAGCAGCCAGCATAAATGCAGAAAGTGCAATAATTGTCTTCTTCATCATAATTCCTTGATTCGCTGTGATAACAATGGTGATAAGTGTGGCACAACGTGTTTAATTTGCCATTAGGAATAAACTGTAAATAACGTGAAGTACAAGGATTGCAAACAAAAAGGCTGCTTAAGAGTATTAGACCAGAGATAATAAGAAGCCCGGAGACATCCGGGCTTCTTATTAATTTTACTTACCTTTCTTAATATGAATGACAAATAAGCACATAAATTATCTGATTTTAAAGGATTTTAATTATTGCCTTTTCAATTTGTGTACACCCTTGTGTACACGATTTAAGAGGGTGCTCACTTACTTTGTTCAATTTTCATCCTCACCGCAAGACCTAAGTAACCATACCGTGATCTTACCGCGCTCACTCTTATTGTATGATACATCTATCCCACAATAAGGAATCAGCCAGCCATGAGAATGACCAGCCGCAAAAAAGAGATACTTAGCTACTTTGAGCCGGATAACCTCGATTGGGTGACGGGCGAGATCGGCGCACCACCACTGGACGTGTCCGGCGTCACTTACCTGCTTCACGGCATGGAGTCGTTCGACAAGCGCCACCAGCTCGAATCTACCCGGCGCACGTTAGAAAATATGGTTGCTGGTGGCCTGCTGGAACGGGTGACGGTGTACGAACAGCGGCAGAACACAACACAGGGTAGCGGCGATGCTCCCGGCGTCTGGTGTAACGTGACTCGCTACGGCCTGCCGGGGGCGTGCCGGGTTACGCGTGATACCTGTGGTGCTGATGGTGCTATTGACGCGACATACGAACGCCTCAATGACCCTGCTTAAATCAAACATTCCACCCTCTAAAAACCAGGCTACTCTTAACCTGTAGTAGATTCAAAATGCATACTGTTTTCCTTTCCCCTGCAGAAAACCTTCAGGGGATTTTTTTATGTACATATCCACTTTTTAGATAGTTGCCTATACTAAACGAGCAGATGCCTAAAGGCTGAGGCTAAAAGAAAGCTAAGCCGTATTTCTCCACCCTCTGGTTGATGCGGACTTAGCGCTCCTGAAAGTTAAGCTCCTTGACCCTGGCGGTTCTCCGTTCAGGGTTTCTTTTTCTCGCATTGTCTAAATGTGTTAAAGCCTTAGCGTATAACAGCGTTATACAGTGGTATACTGTATAGACAGTAAACACTGATACGGCGGCCCCCTCAATGAGTAAATCCAATCTGGTAGCCTTCCGCGTTCCGGCTGAATTGCAGGACGCGTTTAATGACGCTGTAGCATCCTCTGGCGGCGATAAAACCGCGTGGCTTGTCGATGCCCTTCGCTGCAAACTGAGCCAGCCAGAGAGCAACCCACAATCCCGAATGCTGGCGCTGGTGGAGCGGATGGAAGTAGCCGCCGCCGCTCTGGCCGGTGGCAAACAGGGAATACCGCCGCAGCCGTACAACGAGGCGGAGGTGATCAGGATTGTTGCAGATACCATCCGGCAGGGACTGGATAATGGCCGCATCATCGCTGAGCGGCTCAATGAAGCAGGTTATCAGACTAAAGCGGGCAAGGCGTGGGATAAGGACATTTACAGCGCCTGGAAGCGCCATACCAGCCATGCTGATAAGCTGGCGGCGGGGTTACAGGCATAGTATCTGGCTATCGCCTCGGGGCTGCTGGCTTCTTCCACTGGTAGGCTGGCGCGTTCATTCTGCGTCGGTGGCGCTCTTTGGCCTGTAGCGCCTGTATCAGCCCGGTACGGATAGTGTAGCGGGTGTGGTTATCGACTCGCTCGCCGCTCTGCCTAGCTATCTCCAGCATCGTTAATTCCAGCGTGGCACGGTCTAACATGGTGGCGCTCCTGTATCATTACTGACCATAGGGTAATCTAAAGGCTATAGCATTCTCTCTGCACTTTTAGGGGAATGCGCCAACCCTTTTTATGGACTAAAGAAATTCACAGTTGTCCTTCTTTCGCCACGGAATCATTTATGCTCGCGTAGTGACTCCACAAAAATCTTCCTGCTCGTGTGGTGATGTCAGAAAAGTCTTCCTCGCGCGCGCGTACTGTTGCATAAACTACTTTTTTGCCTCGCATAGTGACCCCTAATAAATCTTCGTGATAATGAAAATCTCGCTATTAACAGGATAATCTGCTATACGCGCGCGTACTGGTCGCGAAACTCGAGTGGGGTTTTGTCACTTATCATTCTACTCTGGTCTATTTTAGAAAAAAGCCCGGCGAACCGGGCATGTTAATTAGTTGGGTGCTTTGGGATCAACATTGAAAATTTTATCGCCATCAGTGTTTTTCCCAGCGTAGCTGGCAGCTATCCTGGCAAGTCCTTTGTAATCTGCGATTCCGTCAGACTGCTGCGAAACAACAGAGCTACCAACTTTCCAAAGCATGATTACCATTTTGTTATTGAGATAAGCCTTAGCATCAAATGACTGAAGAATAACTCCGGCGCCATAGAAAGTGTCAGTTACGGTAGTGTTATACGCGCCTGTGATGCCATAAGTCGGGGTGTATACGGTTGTCGAAGTTCCCGTAGTGTTAGCTGTGCCGTAACCACTACCATAGCTGTTAAGCGTGGTACTGGCGCTTCCATATGTTGTAGCTGAGCTGACACCTGTTTGCCCATAAACTGGGACAGTTACATTGCGAGTATTGGAGACAGCACCGCTTCTCACAAAGTTTAAGAGGATCGCTTGGTCTGCCAATTTCTCATCTTTAACCTGCGTATATCCCTGTCTCGTTAGGCTGTCAGCCACAACCGCAGCTATTTGGATGAATTCAATCTGTTTGGTATTCCAGATCTCTTGGCTGGCCGGGATAATCACGAATTTTTTACCTACAGATTGCCCTGCGGATAAGGCATTTACTGTGACCAGCGGTTTTTGTACGCATCCAGCCAATAAAGAAAGAGCTAACAGAACGAGCAGCTTTTTAAGCATGATGATCTCACCAATGAGTTATATGGTAGTAAATTTACCATCACTGTAATCAAATGTAAGTAACAGATTCATGATGTAGTAGTGAGTATTGATACTCGATTCAATTCAACACAGCACCCTGCAATGCCATCCATGGCCATCATCACTCCGACAACCACCGGTTCGGGCTATTCCCATTCATCCTCATCTTTCATGCCGCTGAGCGTAGCGACAATACCTGCCCTTATCAGGCGCGTAAAACCCTCAGTACCAACAGCGTCTCGTATAGCTTTAACCGCAATTTTGTTGGCTAAAAACCTTTTTTCTGCAGCTGCTATAGCTGCCGGAGAAGCACCAGCGTTTACTGCTTTCGTGGCCTCCTGAACCGCTTTTTCAATGGCATATCGTCCACTCCTGGTTGCTCCAATCTTCGCTACAGCATTACGCAGCGCACCACCAGCTACCAGGCCACCGATAGAACCAATCACACCACCGCCAAAACCACCTGCGATAGCACCCGACTGCTGAATACCGTTCATAATCACTCCGACAATCTTCGGAAGGCCAGTATCAAGCGTTTTGAGTGCCTCTGTCGTTCTGCCTGTGCGTTCAACAAATCGTTGCGGTCTGGTTCCGGCTTTAGCGAGTACGCCGAACTCCTTCATAATTCTACCTAGATCTGGTGCATGTCGGCTGATGGCGTTTATATTCTGCGGGGTCATTAGTTTGGCAAAATACTGGAGTCCAGCGCCCTCCCCAACTCCACCTTTTTCCCCCTGTGAAGCAGCGTGCTGGAGAATGGAGGCAATTGCTGGCTGACGCTCTGCCTCAGGCAGCGCGGAGATAAGGCGGTGAAATGCTCCTGGGCCACTATCTGCGGATGCTTTAAGCATATCAACGCCTTTTCTGACCATGGTATCTGATGCCAGATCCCGACCAAAAACAGACTCAGCATTTTTTTTAGCTGTAATATACCCCTTCGAAAGGTCATTAGCTTTCTGCCACTCGGGGAGGAAGTTTCCTTTTTCAGCCATGCTGCGCATGTCATCAGTGATAGCACGGCGCATCTCTCCAGCAATACGTGCCGCATTTGCCTTCCCGGATCGGATATTTGCCTGCTCGGCATCAGCAAATTTTGCTCGCCAAGCCTTCATCCCATCAAATGTAATGCCCCCTTGACTGTTAGCTGCCTGAAATTGTTTCATTTCAGGGCTCAAAGGAACTCCAGCTGCCTTTTCTCCGCTGACTACGGCCATGCCATTGCTCATCTTCATCCTGTCTCGCGGCATAGTGCTACGCAAATCTGCCCAGGATTTATTCTCGGCATCCTTCATATCGTCAAGCGTGGAGCTGATGCGATCTTTAATGGCAGCACTTTTCTCCGATGCGCTGCCAGATTCAGCTCCAAAATCAGAAAGCTGCTTATTCAATTTTGAGGAGATTTCATTGAAGGCTCTGAGGTGCGCATCCTGAACATGCCCAGGAGTGGAAGCAAGAACCCCCTCAGCCTGAGCAATGCCACGACTACCTGAGCGCATCCCTGGCGTCAGTGTATCGACATTAACACCTGTATTTTCCGCTGCCCTCGCAACATCATCACTGACACTTGATGCCTGAGCTGAGATATTTTCGCGACCAGCGGCAGAGCGCGCCGCCTTGGATACATCATTGGCAGTTTCCAGGGTATTCATAGCCCCACTTACAGGGCCTGCAGAGTTCGCATTTCCGCTCATTACATTACGTAAAGCGCCGGTGGCTGCTTGTCCGCCCTTTATCAAAGAACGGGCTCCCAGCGATCCAGCCAAGCCAATGCCAGTCTCTTTAGCAAAGTCCTCCGGGCTAATCTGTCCATTCCTTTGAGAACTCGCCAATGTACCCGGCAGGTTTTCTGCCAGCATACCAGCTACCTGAGTGGCTGCACGTTCAGCGCGCGGAGCATTTGCGACTGAGGCCATTGCGACAGCGGCTCTTTCTGGCCCTACACCAGGGATAAGGTAAGGTGCTATAGCCTCTCCCGCCTGAGCGTATGAGTCTGTTGGTGAGTCCACCGGGCGATATGTTTGTTGGAGCGGATGAAACTCACCATTGTTTACCCCTAAAACTCCATTTGCCCATGCTGCTGCCTCGCCTGCGGCATTGACAACTCCAACACCAGCATCCATTACACCAAACGGGATATTCGCAATCCCTCTGGCCGCCTGCTCAGGCGCTGCTTTCAGACCAGGAGAAAGATACTCCATATCAGGGTTAAGGTTCGACTGTGCCACTTGTTGTTGCGGCTCACCAGCTCCCTCGTTGGCGAGAAACTGGGCTCGCCTCTGCTCCCATGAGCTGGCTGTTGGTTGCCCCGCCTCCTGATTTTTAAACTGTTGGCGTTTTGCATCCCAGGCAGAGGTATCGCCTACCTGCGAGATTACCTTATCAAGGTCTGAGTAGTCAGGCTGTTGGAGGTCCCGGCGTTTACCTGCCTGCGCATACTGCATGACTTCACTGTCATCAGGGATAATCCCGGCATTGGCAAATTTGCTGACGTAATCCGCTGTTTCAGCTGGCAGCGTAGCCTTGCCATTCCTGACCGCATTAACGCGCCCGTTGCCGGAATTGTATCCGGCCAGCGCCATGCCTATATCGCCAAAGCGCTTCATCCCTCTGTTGAGGTGGTTTGCTGCGATATTCATTTGCTTTTCAAACGACAACGAGCGGGGATCCGTCCCACGATAACCCGCATCACTCATTGCCGATGGCATTAGTTGAGCGTAACCCCTTGCACCTTTCGGTGACTCAGCATTCCCATTGCCGCTGGATTCATTGCCAACCAACGTTTCCATTGTGCCGGATGGGAATCCATATTTTTCATCGAGGCGTCGAGAATAGGCTACCTGTCGTTCTGTCATCTGCGCCATCAGTAACCACCCTTAAGTTTTGCCTGATAGTAACTTTCTGGCAGGTAGCCATGCGCGGTTACATAATCCTTAACGAGTGAAGGATCCTGCAGCAGCATTTTGGTATCTGTCTCCTCATCCTGCGACTTGGTTACGGGAATGCCTAGCCCGGAAATCTGGCGCTTTTGCATACGTACAATGACGTCCTGAGCTTTGTTCAACTCACGTAAGAACGCGTCGTTGCTGGTAGCCGACTTAATACCATTTTGAGACTGCATAAGCGCCGCCCTCTCTCCCTCAGTTGGGTTACCGCCAAAAGTGCCTTTAAGGCTCGGCAGAATAACCTTGAGGTTGTACTCATCAGCTTTAGCGCGCAGGCTTCGCGTGTCCTCAGCCATGTCAGGCAGGAACCCAAACCCACCGGTCAGCGGGTTGTAATTTTGCGAGCGGGTGACCGCCGTAGGATGCTTTCCGACAATACCCGCTAGCTCATGACCCACACCAAGCGCAGAGTTCAGGGAATCGATATTGCCTGCGACGGTATTAATTTTATCGTTCTGCTTCTCCTGCTTGGCTTGCTGAATCTTTCCAAGCTCAGCATTAAGTTTATCGCGCTCAACTTCGTTTTGTGCGCGGCCAATTTTTGCCTTAAGAGACATTTCACGCATACGCAACTGGTTGTCTGTTTTAGCTTTATATTGATCGAGGTCCAACCTCTGATAACCCTGCACAGCATTGGTCTGCGCCGTATAGGCAGAAGTATCAGCATTCTGTTGCGCAATATCCTGCCCCTGTCGTTTATCCTGAACGTTGAAAAAGCTGCCGGGGTCAGCGTGAAGGTGAATCAGGTCGGCAGTTCTTTCAAACTCTTGTGGATTCTCCTGCCAGGACTGATACACCTCATCCGGCGATAGTCCGAAGCGTTGGAGAACCGGTGATGCCTGGGAAACCGCTCTTTGCATTGCCAGTGGATCTTTCGACTGTGATGCCAGTCGGAGATTCATCGCGGCATCTGCCGTTTGCTTATTCTGCTCAGTATCAATGAATCCCATCTGCTTTTGAGCTTCCTCCATGAACTGAGGATATTCGGCAATCAGTTTTTGAGCGCCAGCCCGATCATTTTGCGAAACAAATCCTCCAAGTTTTTTCTGGAAGTCCTGTCGCTGCTGCTGCTGTTGCGCTCGTTGATTAACCTCAGCAACGCCCCCAAGCCCCTGAAGGGCCATAAGACCAACATTCGGCTGCTGCTGATATTGCATAGGGGCTGGCACAGAAGAACCTGGCGCGTTTGTATTCTGTGGGCCCATACCGGTGAGCCCTCCGAGTTGCCAAGTAGCCATCAGAACAATCCCCCCAGACCGCCCATAACGCCACCAATAACCGCCCCGGGTACAGCACCGATACCACCTGCTGCCGAACCAATCATTGCTCCGGTCGCAGCACCAGTAGCAGCTCCGCCGAGACCTCGCGCCAATCCAGATGGTTGCTGTGCCTGCCCGGCGCGAATAGAACCAAGCCCCTGTAGAAGCTGCCCCGTGTTGTTGGCGTAGTTCTGCCCGGCTGTAGCTTGGCCAGATGCGGCGTTCATTCCGACATTCAGCAGGTTTCCATAGTTTTGCATTTGCCCGGAGAGCCAGCTGTTGAAAAGCTGCGGCGCGATGGATGAGAGCTGATTGCTGGTTGCGGTAGAACCTAGTCCGCCGGTGGCTTCAGCTGCGGCCAGATTCTGGTAACGCGCCTGGTCAGCCTGAGTTTTAAACAGACCGGAGCCAAAGAAACTGTTTGCTGCCTGATTCTGTCCTTCCAGCGTCATAAGCCCCTGAAGATTTTGCAAAGCCGGTAAGCCGACTTCGGCATAGGGCTTCAGGTTATTCATGACCGTGTTCCACTGGTCACGCTGCAGGTCGATGGCTTCCTGCTGAGTTCTGGCCTGCGCTTTCGATGCGCCGCCATCACCGCCTTTTTCGTAGACGGCACCCGCCAGATGCTTGCGTGCGATTTGAATAATTAGCATTGAGAGAGTTCCTTATATTGCTGGCGCGTTAACTGGTACAGAGTTACGCCGATTGATTTGCCGTTGCTGAGGTAAGCGTCATCAAGATGCCCGATACGGGTCGCGCCGAGTAATCGAATGATTGCCCGTCCGTACTTCGTTGTGTCAGGCACCATCGTGATGCTGTTGGTGAAAGATGAATTTTGCAGGAGCCATCTGCAGAACAACCGGTGGCCTTCGAGCGCGTACTCCCCTCTGAATCCAGGGTTATAGACCGCATGGCATTCAACCACGCCGTGCCAGAACGTCCTGACCTCATGAACACCAGCCAGCAGCAATCCCTCATAAACGCCGATATAAAGAGCGTCAGGCTTAATCAGATAGCTATCACCGACATCCACAATGTTTCCGGTGTTAAGCGGGTCATTGAGGAAATCCAGAAGCCTCTGCTGAGAGTCGATAATCTTCAGCTCCATATGCCTCAACGACCTACGCAGCACCAGAGAGGGCTTTGTCCATCAGACCGCGAGCAATCTCATGGAGCGTCGGAGCCACGCCGATTCCTGACCTTTTACGTTGTTCATCCTGAATTTTTTTGATTGCCTGTATCTGCTTCTCACTAAGCAGAACGGGTTTTACTGAAATAGCCATAGCCACCCCCACCACTGTATAACGATACAGTTATTATAATCCCATAAATCGCAATACTCATCATATTCATTTCATTTTATGCAACGTAAAGGCAAAAAAAACACCACTCTGAAGTGGTGCTGGCAGATTATTTTTATGGACTCGCAAAACTCTAAGGCTATAGCGGAGCACACCTTACGACACCCCGCGAGGCGTTAAGTAACAGCCCATAACCTTGTGGTAATCTTACCGTGTTCATGGGGTAGGACGGGTGCGCACTATCAGGTTTCGTATTACGCATTCTGCTGCGTACCATTCTGCGTACCACCGCCAGTGCTGGTGGCCTGCCGCTGCTTTGCCTGCCAGCGACGATACCCTTCTAACTGCCGCGCTTTTCCTTCCGGTGTCTGTGCGCCGGTGCTTATGCCTCCGTGATACTTACAGCGGCCATTCCTGTATATGTCCTTCCGCTTGCACGGCGTACCGGCCCGTGTGGTAGCCTCACAGCGCATATCAGCCATCCACTCAGGAACTGGCTCCCTGACTGGCTTCGCATTGTGACTGTATCCGCTGTCCACCCACTGCTTAAACGCAGCATCTGACCTTCGGTAATAGTCAGCCATGAGTTTGAGCTTCTGCTTTCTGTCCATTCGCGCTTCCAATGTCAGGTTTTCTCAGCCATTCATGGGGTAGGCCCATGACCTCCCCATATTAGTAATGAAAATATCCGTCAGGCTATTTAGCTTTATTGCTCTTCATCCTGAATGCCTGCCCGTTTGGCTGGCCGATCCCCATTCGGTTCTGAGCCTGGGTCGCGGCCTCGCTCAGCCCGTGATAGCTGTCCGGCCTCAATGGTGGGCGGCGCACCTTCTGGAGACATTCATCCATGTGCCGCCGAACCCATTCCCGATCCCCATCCTCCGCGCAAAGGTGCATGACGTCCATCCACCGGGTAGCAGCCCGGCGATACAGCCCCTTTTCTTCCAGTGCTTCTGCTTTACTGTCGTTTACCATGTAGTGATCCCCCTCAAAACGGCACATCGTCATTAAATGGCGGTGTCTGGTCGTAATCTTCATAGCCTGTTGCTGGTGGCTGTTGTTGCGCACGCCGTAGCGCATCGGCGGCCTGTCCCTGCTGCCCGGCCTTGCCGCCGGGGCGTACCGTTCTGGCGCTGATCACGCTATCGGCCAGCACCTGATAACCCTGCTGCGTGCCGCCGTCCTTCCCCGTCCACTGGTTAAGCTGCATGTTGCCCGCCACGCTCACCAGCTCGCCCTTCTGGTGTTTCGCCAGCGCATCAGCCTGCTTCCCAAAGGCAATGACGCCTAGCCAGAAGGTGGCCTCTCCGTTCTCCGCCGCATTGCAGGGCAGCGCCACCGCCAGCCTCGCCATTGTCATACTGGTGCCGCTGTTGGTCATTCTGGTCTGTGGGTCGGCCACCAGCCGCCCGTATGCTGAAATTTGTGCTGTCATCTTTTACGCCTCTTTGCTAATCCTTGTTGATCCCCCCCCCTGTAAATCTTTTTGGGGGTGTTGTCGGTCTACCCGTCTACCTTTGGCCTAAAAACCCATCGAAAGCCACTAACCATGCTGCTTACAGCCGGGTAGAGGTTTAATTTTGTACATCTACCTTACCTCTACCTACGTCTACCCTGTTTATTCATACAGCCTTTTAAAAGGTAGAGGTATGTAGACGTAAGGTAGAGGTAAATATATATACGTCTACCTAGCTGTAGCCCTTGCTATCACTGGCCTGAAAGCAAATTGGGTAGACGTGTAGACGTAAGCCCCCTTAAAAAGTATTCACTGTGGGGTGTCGGGAATATCAATCCCGTAGGCGCGGGGAATAAATTCCTCTGCCAGCTCCGTTATGCTGAGGTTGGTCTGGGTGCGCCCCTTCACTTTTCGCGTCAGATACTGACTGCGGTATTCCTTCGCAGAGTTCTTCATCGCCCGGGAAAACTTCTCAACAGGCAGCGGTTTCCCCAGCCCGTGATACTCCAGGAATGCCAGATACAGATGATAGAGGTACGCCCTCGGCTCAGGCTGGCCTGCCCAGGTGCCGCCACCCATCATCATGCCCTTTGGCTCATTCATGAAGTACAGGGCTGCGCACATGTCTATTACCGGGTCAGTGCCGCGCTTAACGTCCAGCGCCTCCTGAGAATCACGCTGCTCGATTAAAAGCGCCTTAGCCTTGCTCTGGTCGGCAAAAGAGGCCAGCAGGTGACGGATAATGACCGGGATTTCAGCTCTGATTTTTGCTGTCAGATCCGGGTCTTTGTCTGCCTCTGATACCGGGTTGTTAAAAGGAAATATCACCCGGCGACGGGCAATGCCCCCGTTGCGCTCGGTAAATGTCATTGGTTCGTTGTTCGTCGCCAGCACGACGGCGCTCAGCACTGTGGTAAACTGCTTCTCATACTTCCCGTCAATCTCTACCGGATCGCCACCTGTAATGGCCTTTATACCTGCCCCCTCACCCACATAGCGGGTCTGGTCAGGCATGATAATCAGGCCTTTCCCCACGAACTGCGCACGGCCTCTGGCGAGGTCTAACGTACTCATGCTGCCGCTGGCCGTGTTGTGCTCGCCAGCCAGCGTGGTAGCAATGCTGCTGAACACGGATTTACCGCTCCCGCCTTCGCCCGTCACCTCTATGAATAACTGCCAGTCGTGGCGCTTCGCCAGCACCATAAACAGGGCTGCTTTAACGCGCTCGGCCTTCTGGTGATCACCCGCCGTGGCATGATTCAGCCACCGCGTGAAGCTGGGGGCATGGGTGGCTAAGTTCTCACCTGGTGCTGGTGGCATATAGGCAATGCCATTGTGGTTTACCAGCCAGTTTTCAGGGCTGTGCGGGCTGAATGTCTGCGTGGTGAGGTCATAGACACCGTTCTCAAAGCCAATCAGATCTCCGCGCTGCTCACCGATAACGGGCAACTGTAGTTTCATGGTGGCTACCACGGATTTAATGCCTTTCTCCGTGTAGTGGGCTTCGTGCTCTTCGAAAATAGATACCATTACGCGCTCAAGCTCGCTGTCTGCCAGCTTTTCCCACACGCCAGCGCCGTAGCAGTACACGCCGCCGCTGTCCGGGTTAACTGCCAGCATATCCCAGCGCCCGGAAAGAAGTTTTGCCTTCTGGCTGGATGCCATCTGGGAAATATCCCCGGCTTCGGATTTACGGCGGGATTTACCGCCCTCAATGGCCTGTAGCTGCGGCTTCACATCTTCCCCCTGCGGCTGATACATCGAATCGTTAAAGGCTGCTGTAGCGGCTTCCAGCCCGTTCTGCTGGTGGTAGTCGTTCCAGTCTGCCTTATGGTCTCCCGGTGGCATCGTTACCCATCCACTTACGGCCTGAGCTGCCTTAATCGCTGCCAGCTCCCCGGTGTTTGGCTCGTCATCGTGCCAGTCGTTATCTGCGGCAATGACAATCTGCGCCTGCGGGTACTTCCGGCGCATGACCTTAGCTACGTGTGGCAGGTTGCCAGCGTCGATTGCGGCCACCACCAGCGCGTCAGGGCTAATTAAGTGACACGTCAGGGCGGTAGCCAGCCCTTCGCCAATGACTACTGTCTCCGGCTGCTCTGCTGCGTTAATGGCGTGGAATGCTCCACGCTTTGCCGATCCCTTCAGGAGACGCTTTACCCCCTGTGCGGTGATGGTCTGTCCCGCCACAACTGCGCCGGAGTCGTCCACCAGCGGCAGAAGTAACGATCCATTCGGCAAAATGGGGAAGGAGAAGCCGTTCAGCCCTTTGGCAATCAGGTATTGAGATTCACCTGGTGCCGCCTTCTGGCGCGTTTCATCATACAATCTGGCAAACACCTCACGGCGCTGCGCTGTATCCTCTGCCGCCTGCAGCTGGCGCTCCTGCTCCCGGTGCTGCCTTTCGGTCTCCGCCTGCTCCCGACTCTGGCTTCCTGCTTTCTGGTCTGCTTCCGCTGCCCGGTAATCAATACCCAGCACTCCAGCGGCAAGCTGTGCCGCCTCGGTGGTGTCGCAGTTGTTAACCCGCTTAATTAAATCCAGCCCGTCACCTGCGCCGCACTGGTTGCAGATAAAGCTACCGCGCCCGTTGTCGTCGAACCGGAAGCGATCCGTACCGCCACACGCGGGGCACGGAGCGTGTTTTCGTGGTGAATCCGGCACATCGATATGCAGGCCAGCCAGTACATGAGGCCAGTTGTCAGAGGCTTCGGCAGTGACTGCACGGATAAAATCAATGTTTCGCATCACCGTACCCCACATGGTCGATGGCATTAGCGATATGGTTAACCAGCAGTTGCCATTTGGTGATGCCGTAATCTGTCAGCAGCCCCTCTGCGTTGAGCCACATATCAAACTCAGCGGTTGTTGCCAGCTTCCACTTATCGCCGTGAACGGCCCTCATTGCCGGGTACATGAATGCGCAAATCAGGTCGCAAACATCTGACGGCAGCAGAGAGGTATCAATCACGCGCCCCTCAGGAGTCTGAATCGTCATTTTTTCTTCACCGGTGGCATGAAGGTTATGAACCCACACCGCCCCAGCAATCTTTGCTACCTGCTCGCCGATTTCGGAGCTGAGCGCTAATTCTGCATTCTCACGCATATGAACCTCCGGCCACCGTTGCGCCCATATCGTTAACCATGCTCTGCCATATCTCGCGCCCGTACTCTGTTAGCCCTTCAGAAGTAACGCAGCGATTCAGCAACGATATCCCGATATTTTCCCACTGCTGCGGGTAACTCTCCCTGAGTGATTCAAGCCCATAACCATCAATAAGGTCACGCACGCCGCGCACCCCGCCTACAATGTTCACTCGGATGGATTCTCCGCCCGCATCAATCATGAAATACTCGCCTCCGCTGGTGGCGGTGACGTGGCTGTATAGCGTCGCCGCGTACAGGTTAGCCAGCGCGTTGAGTCGGAAGTTTTTAGTAATTACGCCCATCGCGCGGCCTCCTGTGTGATTGCTTTGTAGGCCCGCATTACTGCAGGCGTCTTTCCGGTGATCACAGTGCGCAGTAACAGCAGGCCAGAGGTGCGGGCCGTTACCGTTGAGCACAGCATTGCCGCATCAACCGCCCGGCGGTGCTTGCACATTCCCAACAGGCTGCTGCGGATCGTGATTCTGGCAATAGCACCGGAGTCCTGATAATCAATCTGCATACATCCCCCTTAGTGCGCCGCCGGCGCTTCTGGTATGCCGTTTTCTTCCAGGTCGGCAATAAAGCCATCGTGAAGCGTGGCCATAATCTCTCGCCCGGCGGTGGTCAGTTCCCCGGCGCTCACGTCCAGCATCGACTGGTAAAAAACAATGGCGTTCTCCGTCCCCTGTTCGGCTCCGTAGCGCCCAATAAGCGCCCCCTCGATGTTGTTTGCCATCGCCAGGCGCTCAGCGAACGGGTATACGGGAATAGAGGCCTTAGCATTGACGTAAATTGCCACCTGCGACGTTGAGCCATCCTCTTCAGTGATGGCGCGGGTGCCGTTCTCCATCTTCATTTCGATGACGAATACCGCGGCTATGAGCCAGCGCCACATGGTCAGGTTGTGCTGCGCGGTGAAGTCGAACCAACCTATGTTGCCTGCGTCAGCAACCGCGAGATGAACGTCAAAACCCGTTGAGGAATCGTCATATTCCCCGGCATCCAGGAGGTTTACCGCATCGTCATAGCCGATTACCTGTACGCTTTGGCAGCCCACCGCATCAGCTTGTGTGATTTTTACACCATCAGGCGTTGCCTCTATGTGGGTCTTTTTTGGCTCCGATGAAATGCAGGGAAACGCGATTAAATTGCTCATTGGCAGTCCTCCAGAGCGCGGGTAGCAACATCCATCGCGCACAATTCCCCCTCTGCGGCGTCCATTACATCTGGTATGCCATCCAACATGGTGAGTACCCCCCCCAGCAGATTGGCGGTTCGGTCGTCATTTGTTGTTGCTTCCAGCCAGAGGGAAAGCATTTCCTGCGCCTGCTGAACGCGGCACTTAGCGTCACAAAGAGATACCGGATTCATGACTTACCTCCGCGCTGCGCCTGTTCTTCAATGAACCAGGAAGCCAAACTACCTGTAAGGCGCTGTAACAGTGACGCCATAGCCGTAATCTCGCTATCCTCAAAGCGGTGCGGATAGCTTTCTATCAGTCGGCAGATGGTTTCTGCCTGGCAGGCGCGTTCAACTGCCTGCTCAATGGTGATTTCATGGCTCATAGCTGGCCTTCCGCATCAATTTTGGTGATATCGACAATCGACAGAACGGCATCAAGCCAGTAGTGGATAGCCTCGCCTTGCTCCTGCTCAGCACTTGGCAGAAGCTCGGACATAACGTGAACCAGCCCGGTACGGGCGCGAGTCATTCTTTCTCGTGTACGTTCTGCCTGTGTAAAGTTGGGCGGATATGACTCTTCACGTAACAGCGCCGCATTGGCAATTTCTGCTTCAGGATGAGGAAAACAAATATTGGTATTCATGCTTTGCCTCCCTGAATATTCTTCAGTCTCATGCCAGCCCGGTCTGTAGCTGCGGCAGTTTCAAAAATCAATGTGCGGAAACGAGCCGCTGCCTGCGGATTAGCAGCCCTTAGCTTTTCGTGTAGGTGTTCATCCCACAAGGACAGCAACTGCCGGGCGTATAAATCCCCGGCCTCAATATCGCGAATGACGTTTTTCAGCGGGTCACGAAACGGAATTAACTGGCTCATACCTCCACCTCCGGCAGCTGGTTACACTGCAGGGTGCTGTAAAGGTCGCTCGTAGCCACTGAAAGCATTTCTGCAAGCGCGGCCAGATATTCATTACGGTTATCCGACTCGGTGCTTACGAGATCTGCTATCAGGTCGATGATCACAATCAGGTGGTTAATGCGTTCAAGCGGGTCATAAGGGAGGTCGTATGTTTTAAGCATGAGCCATCTCCACACGGATGCGGCCTGCGAAAAAGCAGATGTGATCCCGCGCCAGTGAGCGGCGTGCTTCGCGCTCAGTCGATGCGGCGACGTGATGAATTTTTGCGGAAATTGTCGGCATATCGCGACGAACTGCTGCGATAATCCAGATAAATTGCGATTTTTGGGTAGGGATAGTAGCCAGCATGTGGCAGCCTCCATTCGATAGCGGGTAACGCTACCACCGGAAACGCCAATTTCACTGGTGGTAGCCCAGGCAGGGTTGGCGTAACCGGCTCGAATGGATACCGGCGCTTCCGAAGAAGCCCCTGCCTGAGCCACCATTGCTCTTGTGAGGCGCTGGATTATATCCCAACGCTCAAAAAAAGGGTGAGTCAGACTAACGGCACAAAAAAAGACGCTAGGCGCGTCATGTGTCGCCATTCGAATTACCAGGACGCCAATCCTGGCACCAGATTTTGCTGGTGCGCTATAACCATAGACCGGGATACCGGCAGACCGCAAGCCCTTTTTTATGGACTCAAGAAACTCACTGCGTCGAACGTGACGCCTGTCTCGTGTGGTGATGTACGAAAAACCTTCGTGGCCTCGCGCGCGTGCGCGTACTGCGCCGAAAACTCCCTCACGCGTACTTGTCCCGAAACTCCATATTGCACGGGTTCCGGCAGCTATTCGGCTAAGGCCAGCCAGTGGCAAGCCCTTACTCTGGACGGCAATCATTGGGCCACCTCCGTGAACTCCTTCAGGAAGCGCTCTACGGGCTGGATGCATGGGAACTGGTAGCCCTGGCGGTAGAACGTCACGCGGTTGTACTCCACCGATACAACGCTCACTACCTGCCCGTGAGCGTCGCGGTAGGTGTGATCCGGCATGGGCAGGCTGGTGGGCTTATTCATCGTTAGCCCCCATCCGTTTAGCCAGCCACCGCTGGGACAGGCGGGTTAACTCTGCTTTGCGCTGATCGTAAGCCATGCCCATATCAATCAGCGTGATGTTGGTGCTCTCCAGGTAACTGAGGTGCTCCAGCTGCCCGGCGCTCATGCTGTCGCGCGGCTCACCGGCGATACCGCTCATCTGCGCCCACTGCTTTGCCGTCATTCCACCCAAGACGATACGGGCGATCATGTTACTCTCGTTGCTGTAGTGCCGTGTTTGCGTCTCCTTCCCCAACTCTGCCCGGGCGGCCTCCAGAGCGGCACACATCGGCTTAAAGAGGTTGGCGGCTCCAATCCGGGCCTTGAGCTGACGGCGGTACGTCGCGGCGATTTCCGGCGCGCTGATGCTAAGAGCTTCCTCACACTGGATAAAGTAGCGGCGAACGGCGCGGCCCTGCTCGTTGCGCTCGACCATGGCTGCTTCCTTTGCCATGTTGAGAGACAAGCCATAATCTTTACTGCGACGGTCACCGCCACGCCTCGTTACCCATCCTCCGCCGAGTTGGTTGTTTTCTGAACTTTGGTTCCTGAAATTTGAGGAATCAAAAACTGCATAGTCAGTTCCCAGCACAAAGCCATATTCTTCAATGCGCAGCTTTATCCAGGTGGAAAAATCGTTACCAACGCCCAACGCTTTATGGAGCGCCTTCGCACTCACAATATTGGCTTCACGTCCGCCAATCTGACCAGAAATAACCGGCACAATCGCGGCGAAGTCGTTTGCAGGAATTACGCCCTCGCTGGCTGCAGGCTGAGGGGCGGCCTCCGAATTAAATCGGCTTTTTTCAATTTTCATTTTGTCGGCTCCGTTATGCGGCTGTGAAGTTTTCCGGGTAGAGGTTAAGAATGTCGGTAATATCCTGCGCAGAAAGGCCATGGTGCTGATTAATGGCAGCCATATGGTTGACGTACTGGATAACCTTCAGGACGTCAGCACGGGAGGAGAACCGGTAGCGCAAATGTGCGCCGATACCATCGGGGTTCCTTTCTTGGATACGTTCAAGATTAATATCTAATACACGGATTAATTCCGTCGCGTAATTTCGGCCGGAAGAGAGGCGGCAGTAGCGCAGTATGTCGTTTTCTGTCCATCCCTCAACGCCGGTGCGCAGCATATAGATGCGGGCGCGGTGCTTCTTCGGGGTACGGCGGGGAGCTTGAACAGCATGAGCTGGTGGCGTAACATCAGATCCGCGAGTATCTGAGTTAGCCGCCTGCTGTACGGGGCGGTTTTCTATTTTCATCAGGCCACCTCTCCCCGACATTCTGCCAACCAGATGTTAATCTCCACTGCGTCAAAGGCGGTGATCTTCTCTCCCAATTTTACCGGGCGAGGGAGCAGTCCACTACGAACCTTACGATCAATGGTAGATACACTCACACCCAGCAATTGAGCCAGGCGGAAGCGTCGGATATAGCCGGTTTGAGGAATTGTATGAATCGCTGCGTTCTGTGTTGCCATGTGTCCCATAACTCCGTTTTGCGTCGTTATGGGTATTCTCTTGCCTAAATAATATGTTTTAAACAATTAAAAAGGGGTTTTTATCCATACTAGATATTTACCCCTTTTTATTCATCATTTGGCAGACCGTCTCGGGGCTATCCCAGCTGAATTTAGCCACTTTTTGATAGCTGCTACGCTTGGCGCGTCTGTATAACTTTTATCTAGCTGATGCTTTACAGTGGTAGCTACCACATTCACGGAAGCATACGCCATCTGCTCCCACTTTGATTTCGCTATTTCGCAGGCTTCTGCCTTATGCCTACTGGCAGGCCTCCCCCCATGGGAACCAAGGATGGAAGGGGCATTAATTCTGGCTGCAAGATCCTTTGACGAATAAGAAAAAAATCGATAAGCAGCGATGGCTGAGTCTAAATCACCATTGCTGCACAATGAAATGATAAGGCAGACCATCCTTCTACAATAGGCTTCCTCAGCTCGATGTTTGAAACAAACAATATCAATAAACTTTTTTAAGTTATCAACTATTTCAACATAAGGGCCATCATACTTATTAAATAAATCATCTACTGAAAATGACTTACCGCCACTTAAATCAACCGCATCAGTAATAATCTCCATAATAAGCGACCGAGATTTTTTATCGTTCTCTATCATGTAATGGATATTATCAATTACAGAATACTTATCTTCTTCAATGCTTCTCAATCTGGATTTAGTGTATTTATCAAAAATACTAATACTGCTTTGTGTCATAGCGTCACCTTTATACGCTAGCCTAAATGGTGACCGGAACAGGCAGTAAGGCTTTCCGCTTTTCGCCCCGTCGGGCTAGATCCGGTCTATTCGGTTACTTCGCCTTTCTAATAGGCGTCACGTTGTATTCTTCCCAGCTCTCCAGCACCACCAGTAGCTCGGCCCACTGCGCCAATGCCGCTTTCCGTTCGTCAAAGTACTGGTGCCGGTTATAAATGCCCTCTATGCCCGGTATCTTGTGGTTAAGACAGCGCTCGGCTATCACCGGGTCGATACCCAGTGCCGCCATTTGGGTGCGCATTGTGCGGCGCAGATCGTGAATACTGAATGGCTCAACGTCTGGCATTTCTTTCAGCACGGATGGCATAACCATGTTCAGAGTTGACCGGCTGACGTGCGCCGTCGTTCTGGCCCGGCGCGCGGGAATAAACCAACGGCTATCTGATGCGAAAAGCCGAATCTCCTTTATCCACTCGATTACAGGTTCCGCCAGCGGTATATCAATGTCATCGCCGTTCTTCGCCCGAATGCCCGGGAGGTGCCATACCTGATTATCAATGTCGAACTCAGCCCACTCAGCGGCGCACAGTTCCATTTTGCGCACGCCAAGCGCCAGGATAATCTTGAAGGTCAGCTCGTTCTCGCGGCTGATACCGCGACCGCGGCGTAGCGCTTTGAAGAACATCACCAACTCTTCGCGCGATAGCGCCCGCTTGCGCCCCTGCTCTTTACCACCAGCATCTTTGGCGCCGAAGGATATAGCCGGGTTAACCTCGACTATTCCCCGCACTACGGCGTAATCGAACAGGCGTTTGAGCATCCGCAAAACGTCATTGGCGACTGTCGGAGATCCCCGCTCAATGACATCCTGCAGAACAGCATCAACATGCCTCGGGCGGACATCCTCGACTTTCATCTTCCCGATAAGCGCCACGATATTCTTTTGCAGGCTGCTGCGGAAAAGCTCCGGGTGTTTGTAGTTGGGTTCTATCTGGCGGGAGTAGTACTCTGCGGCAAGGGCTGAGACGTGAATAGCGTTCTTCTCCGCCTCTATCTTCGCGACGGCTTCTGCCTTGCGCTCCTGCTTCTCTCCGGCCACGTCGTAACCTAGCGCGACGCGAGCGGAAAGCTCACGGGCAACCTCACGAGCTTTTGATAACGGGAAGTCAGTGTAAGAGCCGATCATCATCGTGCGCGACTTACCAGACATCTTATAGCGATATCGCCAGAACGGTGTTTTGTCCGCCTGGCGGAATCGCAGATAAAGCCCGTCGCCGTCAGCTTTACCCTCGAATCGTTCGCCGCTCTTAATCCACGCGCGGATCTGCATATCTGTAAGTTTTGCCAT